GTAATAGATATCGTATTTGTATCTCCATAAACTGCAAAATCTAAAGAGTTACTATTTCCAATTTGATTGACACTAATAGTATTGGTAGTACCGTTAATTATCGAAGGACTACTAGAAGTTCCAATTCTATTAGTTGCTCCATCTTGAGTAATAGAACCTGAGAATCCAGCGCCTGATTGTTCTATATATAGAACGTTACTTTGTCCATAAGCATGAGTGCTTAATAAGATCATTAAAATAGTATATAATTTTTTCATTCTGACATTCTCCAAAGCCCCTTTCTTGCACCTTCTTGAATTAGTTCTACTACTCCAGCTTCAATCGCTGCTCTGACAGCATAGTTTACAGGCTCATTTGTAGCTAAACCAGTTTCTATTTCTACGGCTCGAGTTCCTGCATCTACAAATTTAAAAACATCTATACCTACAGCAGAGCTAAGTATGGTTTTACTTGTAGCTACGTTAAGCAGCACTTCTCCTGTTTGAACACTAATTAGTCTCATTACTATAGTTACTTGATCCTGTCTATATTGTGTTGAAGGACCTATACCTAAATATCTCGCTCCTATTCCACCGCTTATCGTATTTACGTCATATCCTATAATTCCACCTTCTAATATAAGAGATGCGAATACTAAAGGTCTTAGTGGCTTAGCATCCTTACCTTCGTATTGTTCTCTGGTTTGCCTGATTAATTGTCTTTCTCTAGTTAGGTTTTCTAACCCTACTCTTTCTACAACTTTAAACCAGCTACCGTTACCAGCATCTTGAAGTGCTTTTATAAGCCAAGTTTCGGCTCCCTGCGTAACAGCGCTACTTAGATGAGCTACTATTTCGCTTGGACGTCTCTGTCCTGTTTTATCTGAAAATTGATATACTGCTATATAAAAAGGAGCTTCTGTAGATAAAGGACTATTAACTATAGTTAGTTTTTTAACTACAGATTCATTTATTGATATAGGCTCTTCTACATTAGGAGGTATACATGCTGTTAACAATAAAAAACCTACTAAGCAAATCTTTTTCATTAAAAAGCCCCTAGAGGTATAGTTATAACAGTAGTATTACCTTTATCGTCTACTACATTTAATGTAATGTTAGAGCCGTCATTGTTAAAACTTACGCTAGCTCCTCCTATTACAACGGTTCCCGATGACGATCCGGTGCCGTCGAACATCTTATCGACAACATCTTTAGATATTTGAGCGTATATTCTAGCTTCAACATTTCTTAAAAACTTCTGAAGATTACTCTGTTCAAGTTTACTTTCTAACTCTTTTCTAATTTTTTCTTGTTCATCTTTTATTTTTTGTTTTCTTTGCTCTTCCAGTTGTTCAATTGCAAATACGTGGCTAGAATAGTTAACTCCGCTAAAAGCCGGATTTTTAAATTTAAAATTTAATTCACTAGCTTTAGCGGAGTAACTCAGCATTAATATAACGAATAAAAATACATTTTTATTTATCACTAAATACCTTTCTAATTAGAACATTATTCTTATCTGTGCTCCAATAATGTTATTTACCACATCTTCTTTCTCTTGTATTGCATACTTTAGCTTAATAGAAGAATTTTCGTCTATAGCATAAGAGAATCCAGCAAAAGCTGATTTTGCTTTACTGGTTTCAATCATGCCCTCTATAACACCAGTCATATCTTGAATGATGTCTTGTTCAAATCTAATACCGCCGTGACCAGTAACTTCAAAGTCACTTCTACCAGCATGTCTTACTGCCGTAAGATTTGGGCCAGTTTCAAATACACTGTCTCTATAATCGTATTCAAACTTTAAACCTGCAAATGGTCTAAATCCGTAGTTATCTGGCGTATAAAGTCTATTTACAAACCAAGTATCATAGCCTTTTGTAGAAGCTGTGTTCAGTAAGTTTAGACCGCGCATGAAATGTGATGTTTCAAACTCATTGTATGCTACACCAAAATTTGTTTTTAGTATCCAATCATCTTCTACTTTTAAAGCAAATATGTCAAATGAATACTTCTTTAGTTCTCCAGAAGACGCATCACCGCTTAGATCTGTAACCGCACCATTTAATTGAATGCCAAATAATAATGAATCATTATGTTTTTGTTCATACCCAATACCAAAAACATTTGTCGTGTAGCTATATGTGTCTTTGGTACCAGAACGAAGAGAATAGCCAGTCACATATACTTGAGAATCCTTGTTTACAGGACCTCTTGTTATGATCTTGTTGTCAGATGCTTTATTTCTTGCCAATGGATCAGCTAGTGAATTTTCATTTTGAAGAGTGCTAATTTTGTCAAGTTTTGCTAACTGATCAATTCTAGTAGTGAAAAGTTGATTATCTTGTGTGGTGACTACTTCATTAGCCACAGAAGTCCCGGTTAATATTTCATTGACAACTGTCGTTGAGGTCGTTGCTGTTCCGTTTACAGTCGTAATAGATCCGTCACTCCATGTTTGAATTGTAGTTGGTGTTGTGCTTGTTACTACTGTGATAGGTGTTGTGTGCGTTGTTACTGTGGTGATCGGCGTTGTTGCAACTGTAGTGATGTTGCGATTTACCGTGAGCGTTGGATCTTGTCTTGTGCCTGTGAATGTAGTTGTAGGAACATAAGCTGTTGTTCCTCTTGTGTTTGACACAGTAGTTGTCGTAGTGCCGCGGCTTGATGATTCTGAAACGATTGGTGTTCCAGCAACTTGACTTACAATAGTTGGTGTAGGATTGCCTGCAGATGCACCTTCTGCTGGTGTTGCTAGTGTTGTGAATCCAGCTGAGCTTGGTATTGTACATGACGCAACAGCAATCGTTGTGTCGGCACATGGACCAGCATAAATGCCAAGCTGTACAGAACTACCATTGCTTACATGATTACCAGACACTTCAAATGTAATCGTATATGTTGTTCCTGCTAGTAGGCTGATTCCTTGATAGATGCCGTCAAATGTTCCGACAGCTCCATCATACCAAACACCGCCGTGTGATCCGCCGATGTCGTTCCAAGTGCCGGCAGCTGCTGGATACGTGCCGTTTTGATACCACACGCCCCAGTTTGTTGGTGCTTGAATTGTTCCCGGTCCATTACTTGTGGTGATGTTGATTGCACCACCAGTTGTGAATGCTCCGTTTGTCAATAGATTTACGGTAGATCCTGATTCTGTTAACGACACGTTGTCGAATGTCCAGAATGCAGGATCTTGTCTGAACGCAAAACCGACATAGTTTGTTCCTGAGATATTTGGTGTAAACGAGTACGAATAAGTCTGCCAGGTATTCGGTGTATTATTTGTAACCGTACCAATATATCCCGAAGGAAGAACTTGTGCTAGTGCAATGGTTGTAGTTAATAGAGTGACAAAAAGTAGAAGGCTATTCAGTATCCTTCTTGTTTTTGTTTGCATATGTTTCCCTCATCATTAGAACGATGTTGATTTTTTGATTAAGTCTAATCAAATCATTGTCCAACATTCTAACGCGGTCGATCAATGCAATCAGAACTGTGTTTGCTTCAGATAACACAGGTTTGATTTCTGCCGTGGCCCATTTCCATACGTAGAAAATGAGATAACCCATACCGCCAGCAGCAACGATAGGGAATCCGTATTTGTTGATTAGTTGTACAAGATCCATGTTCAGTCCTTTCTTGCGTCGTTTTTGCCGTCAGCTCTTGCGAGTCTATCGGTGTCGGGTCTGACATGAAGTGCTGTAGAGATCAAAGTGTCAATTCTCACGATGTCATGGTTCATAGTCTTGACGCGATTGTCAAGAGCCATAATAATTCCACTCAATCCTTTTACTGAACTTTGAACGCCGGCTAAGATAAATTTAAGCGTAAGAAAAACAAAGTATCCGCCTGCTATAGAAGATGCAATTGGAAATCCAACTTCCGCCACCAGCTTGAAGAATTCTGCTTCCATGGTATACTCCCATAATTAGCGGTGACGAGAGTATTTAGTAAAGATTACTTCTTCCACTCTTTAGGTTTGTTGAAATTGGCTCTTGAGAATTCGCCACGATCAACAAGTTTCACAATGTTATCTCTATGCTGTACAACATATCCTTCTGGATCTGTCTCGGTTCCATCAATGCTTTGTGTCATTGGATTCTCTGTTTTCTGTGCCTTATTCAATGCAGAAACGAGAATATTTTTTGCTGACTGAACGTGATGATGAATCTGTAATGCTTTTGAAAAATTATCTTCATATGCATCATGATGAGCAAGAGCTGCATTCATTCTTTCTGTAGCAGCGGCTTTACCTTTTTCGGATTTTAGTTTATCAACGTCTTTTTGCATACGAGTTTCTATATGCTTGCGAAGACCTTGTGTTGATGGCTTTTCACCAGTTCTTACGGTTTGATTAATATAAGTTGAAAAATGATCATCATGTTGATTTACTATATCATGATGATCATCGCTCAAGCTATCATGTACCTGCTGGGCCAGATCGAGATGATTGAAGACTTTGTCGCTATCTCTTTTTCCAATGTGGTTTCCATTTCCCAACCTAATTTCCGGAGAAACTAAATGCACATCGCGATGTGGTTTGAATACAGATTGATCGCGAAGTGGTGATGCTTGTAATGTTTCTGGTCTATCTGGATCGCCATCTATTTGCGTATGAACAGCAAATCCGATCTTAGAATTGATTGCTGCTTTGCCTTCTGGTGTATTTGTAGGAATATGATATTTTAGAGTATTTGGTTTGAATACAATCTTGTTTCCGTCTTTATATCTTTCTCCAGAATCATGCATGAAGTCGCCTTGATAAACTCCAGTTTCTGGAGTAACTTTAGGCAAGTGTTCTAGTGCTGAGTGCATTTTTTGTGCAAGACCTGAAGAGTGACCAAAATACTGATCTACTTCATCATGCGATGTAGCAAGTTTTGGCACTTTACCATATGCCGAATGCTTTGTTGCGACAAAGAATTTTCCTGTTCTTGGATGACGACCAAAGACAACTGCTGGCGCTCCATCGAGTTTGGTCGAGATATGTGTGTCGCCCAAATCTCCAGATTTCAATCCATTATGAATCGTGCTAAGAGTTGATAGCGCATGTTCAAAACCGAAGGGACTTTTGATGGCGTTGTCTTCAGGATGCTCCTGATGCTTGGCCGATGCAATACCTTCAGCAGCAGCTTCATTGATAAGCAAATATGATTTGAAACTTAGCATTTTTTACGTCCTATTTCTATTATATCTTTGGTTCTCCGGAACTCTTTACACCACCGGTCGGATCACTCTGAGATATAAATTTGATTCTCTGACGAGCAATTTGTTTTCCACCATGGGTAAAGACTATACTAGTTCCTCTTCTATGAACTTTCAACTGCTTATGATCAGTCAAATATGGTGCATAATGCTCATGCGGATTTACTGCATGAAAATGATGCTTACCACCAGGACCAGAATACGTTGTATGTCTCAAGTGATGATGTCCTTGTTTCTGTAAAGGGGTCTGATGCGCTTGTAGAATATGAGTTTTTATATGATGCGCCAATTCTTCTGTATTCAAAGACTCTAAGTGTTTATGTGTATCTTTTGCTATTTTGTTTAGAGTATGCGTATTCAATTCTCTCAATCTCTTTTGAACTGTGTTCGGATGATCTTTTACATATTTTTTCTGCTCTTTTTTATTCATGCGCGCAATTTCAGGAAACTCTTTACGAACTCGTTTTCTGTGTTTTTCCAATGTTTCTTCTGCACCGTGCATCGAAGCCATTCCGGGATTAGATACAGGAACATGTTTATTTCTTGAATCTGTGACTTTCAAGCTTATTCCATGATATCTCTTTTTTCCCCTCTTATCTCTTGTATGAATCATGATATCAGATGCATCTTCTTTTTGAGTAGATTCTACGCCTGTAGATTTTCCTACGTCGCCCGTTTTAGATGTCCAATGAACATTTTCAATTTTATGACCGTGATGTTTTTCAATATGATGTCTAATATGTTTTGCTGCTTGTCTAGCTCTTTCTTTAATTTTATCATATTCTTCTTTGCTAACTTTGGCTTTTAACATATCATGCGCTTCTTTTGGAGACTGTTGATCCTCATTTTTATATTTTTCCATGTGGTGGCCACCGCGCAAATGATAGCCAACAAGCAATTCATGAAGCTTTCCTTTAGTATCCGCACCAGCACCGGCGCCAGATTCTTCCATCAATATTGTATTTTCGTATATTTCTTCTTCAGTCAAGAAGTCTTTGAATTTTATTAATTCCATTTTTCTTTCTCTCTTATTATCTTGAAACTTCTTCCCAATCCATTGATGCAAGAATATCTCCACCGTTCGTACTTCCATACATGTCTGTCGTCAAATTCACTTCGTATATTGTCTTGTTCGCACCCCAAAATTCGTGCGTATCAATTCTATATTGAGTCATCCATATCTCCAAGATTACTCAATATTTAGTCTTTCGTAGTAGCCAACTTATCTGCAACAGAATAAAACAACTGAGCCGTAGATTGATTTCCCATGAATTTGACATACATGCCTTGAACCACAGCTAGAAGAGAACCATTTATAGCCATGAACTCTTCGCGACTTTTAGCACGATTCAACATAACATGCGCTTCATCCATCGTGCTACGCATCAACTCTTCTAAGTTTTCCATTCAATACTCCCAAATTCTTATATGTCTTCTTTAGCAATCTTTTCATCACGGGATGATGGCTTTCAAATTGCTTCTTGTATATTTTCAATGTTTGAGAATTGTCCCATCCATATCTATGCACCTCAATAGCGATGTCATAAGAGTATGCATCGATTTCATCCCTCTCAGCCAAATATTGCTTTTCCTTACTGCCCGTTCGACACATTGAAAATGAATCCGTGGGCAGTTCGTCTCTCTTCAAGTATTGCTGATGATGTATGTACTCATGCTGTATCGTTTGTGCAAGATAAAACCTAAACTGATCTGGATCTTCTATGTTGATCATTCCCTTGCTTTTCTTTGGTATGATCAATAGTATTTCTATCTTTTGCAGCTCCTCAATATAGAATCCTGCAATAGTGTAATCTTCATTATCTAGATTACTAGCTCTTTCAATATTGAATTTTACGTTATCGAACAACTTTGATACTCTCTTCTTCAACTCAATGGCTTTTGTCGTACCCTTTGGTATGTCTATGCCATTGAGAAGAAGAATGAGAGTATTGAAGATGAACATGTTATGTTACAAAAAAGCGAGGCGTGAATCCGTCAAAGCCTCCACCAGACATGAGATGCATGAGCATTGAAATTGCATCGTCTTCAAATATGAATGCTGCGATTGTCTGTTGGGTTTGCGTCTCAATTACATTCCATGTAAACGTATCATCATTCTGCTGAACAAGTTCATAATAGTAATTTTCAATTGCCATATTACACCTTCAATCCTGAGTTTTTGAATTTGCTTTTATCAAATGAAGAATTCATTAGCTTGCTTGCAGTAGCATCATCGATTCCTTTCCGTTGTCCCGAATCTTGAATATCATCTTGTGCGGATTGTTCAACATCATACAAACGCATCTTTGCACGATCAATCCCCAAGACAAATCTCTTGTTTGCTGTCGGATCATTATATCGATTCTTCAATTGCTTGACCATGATCTGGTTCAATGCTTCCAACTCTTCAGTAGAAATCAAAGCTGCCATAAAGTCTGCTGTCGCAGGAAGACCAAACGATTCTGAAGTATCAGTCAACTCGACATCCGTGCTAGCAAAGCCAGATCTGGTTGTCTGCGTAGCCGATACAATAGGAACCTTGAACTCGACTGCCAGACCACGAAGTTCTTCGGCAATCGCCTTGATATAGGTATACGAATTGATATTTGATCCGGGTTTCACTCTGGCTGAACAGCAAATATTCAAGTAGTCGATGAATATTATATCTGGACGAAAACTCTTCTTCAGCATCAACTCATTCAACAATGTTCTGAAATGAGTGGTGGAAGCAAGAGCAGTTGGATATTCCTTGATGATCAACTTGCCAACTGTACTGCGACGAACCTTCTCGACCTTCTTGTCATAGACATCTTTTGGTAGAGAGGATAGGTCATCAAGAGTTACGTTGAGTAGATTTGCATCAATACGTTCCGCAATCTTCTCTTCAGCCATTTCCATGGTGACATATAGAACATTGTATCCCTGAACCAGACACGCTGATGCGACATGGCACATGAACAACGATTTACCGACACCAGTACCAGCAAGAAAGATGTTTAGAGTCTTTGCTGGTAGACCACCCTTCGTGATCTTGTTCATGAAATCAAGATCAAACGGAATCTTCTTCTCGGTCTTGTGATAGAAGTCATATCGTGCATCCGAGTCATTCAAATAATCATGGCCGACATGACTATCAAAGCTGACTGCGAGTGCATCGGAAAGAATTTGAGGAATGGCACCCTTGTCTTTTGTAGACTTGGAGTTTTGATCAAGAATGCCAATCGATTCAAGGACAGCATTATAGATGGCTTTCTCTTGACAAAACTTCTCGGTCTTGTCAACCAACCACTGCTGCTCGCTCTTCTCTTCCTTGATATCTTCAATGGTACCAATTACATTGATTGCAGACTTGATTTCTTCTTCCTTGAGATTAGGAAGATTGTTGATGTTGATATGAAGAGCCTCTAGAGTCGGAAGAGCATTGTATTGCAGAATGAATTCTTTTACATGCTGGAATACAAGTTTCTCCGACCTATCGGTGAAGTAGGAATCATTTAGAAACGGTAGAACCTTTCTTGCGTACTCTTCGTTTTGTGTCAGGTTCTTCAATATGGTTGTCTCCAGTCTCTTCATGCTCTTTCGCCTCTCTTTCTATACCAGCGATTATGATCGCATTCAGGATTGCGCCAAGCGTATCCGTGAATTTTTGATTGTCCCGAAGTTTATTCGGATCATGTTTACCTGGAGTTATTATATCATAGTCGAAGTCAATTGTATATGTGCCATCTGCATTTTCCTTGTCAGCCACGCTAACTTTTCCAAATCTAAATGACACGCCCTTGTATTTCCCAGTAAGAATCTTTAGAGCCACCATCCTACCGTCGTTTTTATTATTATGGTCGGGATCAATATCAAAATCCTTGTCGATGACCATAGTTTTCTTGAATAACTTACTGATCGCTTTCGTCACCATCTTCCGTCACCTTTGTCTTGCCATACAAAAATTCATTCGCGCAATGTTCGTTGATTTGATCGAGAATCTCTTGCGTGAAATACTTCTCTGGATTCTCTAGAATGTTCTTTTCAAACAACTTGGTTCCATTTGGCAACTCAAGACGAGTAGATACCTTCTTGATGATACCAAACTTCAGCGCGAGATCCAACAGACCATAATACTTGTCAACACCAGTCTCATAGCGAAGAAGCGTCTCGACAACCTTATCTGCAATCGTCAAACGGCTCTTTTGTAGCTTGCACTTGACGATGTTGCCAACAACCTCGTTGTCCACCTTTTCCTTCTTCTTTGAAAGAAAGACAATCGTGGATGCTGCATATTCAAGACCCGAACCGCCGCCCATCTTCTTGGTTGGCACATATGAGCCAACAACATCATATGTATGATTGGTTACAAGCAAAGCTACCTTGGCTTTACCAAGCTTCAACGTAATGACACGAAATGCACCACGAATAAGCTGTGCTCTCGTCATATCTCGCGTGTCTTTACCCTCGGTGATATCGGCAATTTCTTTCTCGGTCGAAAGATTGCCAAGAGAGTCAAGAACCATGATCATCGGAGGACGATCAGCTGCTGGTGTTTCCATATACTTGTCAAGGATCTTCACGCATTGTGTGCGGAATTCTTGAATCGTCGTAACTGGAATGATATGAACACGACGAGCATCGATATCACGATCAATGAACATCTGCTTCGTCAAGGCAGACTCCGATTCGAAATACATTACTCCGCCGTTTGGATTATCGATGAGAAACTGCTTGACCACATTCAACGTGTAGAATGTCTTTCCCGTAGCAGGTTCACCCGCAAGTGCTGTAATCTTGTTGTCGGGCAATCCGCCATAAATTGAACCGGACAATAGTGCGTTTAATGCATATGAACCTGTGCCGATATATCCAGTAACATCTCCAGCTTCAATACCATCATCAACGAGAGCTGCGTATTCATTACCAGCTTCTTTGATTAGATCGGAAAAAATATTATTCATTCAAAACTCCTTCAAATATATTGTATTTTATATCAACTAAAGAAAGATGTCAAGTCTGAAGCCTCTTCTGTCTTCCATCCAACACAATCAAGAATGATTTTGATCGGTTCAATGAATGCCTTTTCAAACTGCATATCATAGTCTACGAATCTATGTAGATCGAATTCTTGAGGAAGACGACCTGGATATGAGATGACAGTTTCGTTTACTATGTTTGGTAGCTTCAGGTATGTAAATCGTAGCTTTTCTCCTTCTTGTATCTTTGGATACTTCTTTGATAGCTGCTTCTTGTCCAAAAGATTGTTATAGATCAACGCACCCTTGACATGAATTGGCGTACCCTTTTTGTAGATAGATGCGGGATCCGAATATTCTTTTAATCCATTGACGCCACGAGGAAAAGAGATTTCTTCTGGCGGCAACTTTGAAAACTCCTTGCGAAAATTCTCAATGAAGTTCTGGACATCGCTTTCCGTGCCTTGAAGAATAAGTTCAATCACATCCTTCATTTTCTCGCGAATAGCCGAAGGAGTGGATGACTTGATCATTTCCAGACCCATCACCTTCAACTTTGGCTTTGCATATTGAACGCCTTCATTGTTATAGACGTTCATGATGTAGCGTTTCTTCGCAGTCCAAATTCCACGATCAGCCAATGCTTCTCGCTTCATCTGCATCTTTTGAGCATATGCGTTTACATAGTCAGCAAGATTGTTATAGCTTTGATCAATAAAAGGTTGAATCTTATTTTCACAGATCTTATCCATGAAGGCGATGATTCGTGAAGCTGCTGTTGCTTCAAAACTGTCCGCAAAAGCCCGACGTACAATTTCGTCAAGCGTAAGGTAAATACTGTCTGTATCCGATGCAACGACATAATCAACATTCTCCGTCTTCAACAACTTATTCATATATTCATTGATACGCAATTCAATCCAACGAATAGATAACTGTCCAGCAAGCGTGATTGCTTCGGCAATACGAATATCAAAGAATCGGAAATATTGATTGCCCATCGCACCATAAGCCGAGTTTAGCGAGACTTTCTTAGCCAACTGTAGATTGTTATATCTGGCAATTCGCTTTTCAATCTCATATCTTTCATTCTCATTCTTGCAGGTTTCAAGTTCTTTCTTGGCTTCGATTGCCTTCTTCTTGTACACAGAACGATCATCATACATCTTCTGCATCATCTCTGGAAGAAAGCCATATTTGTCCACGCGAAATAGTTGCTTATTCGGCGTTAGAGTAACTTTCTCTTCCTTGAGATCGGATGTGTTCACCATTTGATTAAGCAATTGATCCACTGTTATCTTTTGCGATAGAATGGAAATCATCTTGTGTGTGTAAGTCTGTGGTTCGACAAGCGTCTCTGGTGAAAGATTGTATTGCATGATTAGATGCGGATATAGACTGTTCAAGTCGAAACTTGCCATCCAATTATGCATACCGACAATTGGATCCTTTACGAATGCGCCCTCATAAGCCGCATTCTTTACATTATCGTTCTTTGGCGGAATGACGATGTTCTTTGTGCGAAGATGATTGTAGATGAGTGCATCCCACATGCGAACCTGTGAGAACACATCGTCATAATTGGTCTTGGAATCATATGCGAGAGTGAGTGCCAGTTCAATTAGCTTTAACTTGTCGTCAATCTTTTCAACAAGTTTAACGTCATGAATGTTATACTCTATGAACTTTTGATAGTTCTCGCGATATAAATGATGAAGATTGTCATATTCTTCATACGAGATCTTCTTCTCGCCGACTTCAATGTTAGCAATGTGATTTAGCTTGTATGATTCCTGAGAAGCGCCACCAGGAGCAAACTTGCGATAGAGTTCGATATAGTCCAGAGTAGATACTCCAAGAATATCATAGAATCCCTTCTCGCGACCCATGACTGTATTTGTTCTCTGGCTTACGCGACCCCAAGGAGATAGCGTAGCCATCGCCTTTTCGCCAAGCAATCTGCTAATGCGATTGACAAGATACGGAATATCAAAGAACTTGACACTCCATCCAGTAACAATATCAGGATAACTCAAAGTCCAGAGTTCAAGAAATCTCTTGAGAAGTTGAATTTCGTTTTCACATTTCAGATAATCTACACCATCTGGGCAATCAAAATCATTGCAACCTAGAGTAACGTAGCTGCCATCAATCTTGATCGTGATTGCAGTAATCTCTTCACTCGCAACGTTAGGATCTGGAAAACCGTTCTCGGAAGCAACCTCAATATCAAGAAACGCAATATTGATCTTTTCAATATCCCAATCAATGTCATTCGGATGAGCATCCGATATGAACGCATATTGATAGTTGGTATTGCCATATATCGTGAATCCGCTGACATCCTTGTACTTGTCAACGAATTCACGACAGTCTCTCAAACCACCAGGACGAACAGTATCCACATAGTCGCCATGCAGAGTTCTGTATTCTGTTGGTTTCTTTGATGGCACATATAGAGTTGGTCTGTATTCGATTTTACCTCGAACACGTTTACCATCTCTTACACCACGATAGAGAATATTGTTTCCAAGAACGGAAACGTTTGTGTAAAAATCATTCATCATTATTGAATGATATCATAGAATGATGGATCAAACAAGAAGAGTCTTAGGTGGAGTGATAATTCCTCCAAAGATTGAATTATAGTTGTTGATCATTTCCTTGACTGGCTTTGCTTCATATACGATGCTCTGCTTTGAGATCATGACTGGTTCATTTTCTG